CACGTTCCGGAGACACACCAGCCGGACTGCCCGCTTGTTTATAGGCTTTTTCGGCTGACTTTTTTAAGTCGTGCGCCGTCACCATGAGGATGTCCTCTAAACTCAGCATTGTCTCTTTACTGTTGACGTGGTGTAAGTTCATGGGGGCTTGATTAAAACATTATCTCTATAAAGAATTACACATTTTAATTGTGTTTTATGCCCTATCGCCGTTGATGGATACGGCCAAGCTGTTTGCCCACGCCTGCCATGTTGGAAATTCGTCCGGCCCCTGAACTCCGTATTTTTGAAAAACCGCGTTGGCCGCCACGGCCTGGGCAACTTCTTTCCAATTAAGCTCCGGCACAACGGGAAAAAGTTGATCGCCAAAGTAGTGCATAAGATTGCCGTTCCAATCGTCCCACGTACTATAGGCCGGCAAAAAGTCAATCGTTTGCATCTTATGGGCGCTCGTCGCCAAATTCTGCGGTAATCATCACGCGACCCATCTCGTAGTCCCCGTTTACAACATTGCTGTCAAATCGAAGATTGATTAGCCTGTGCTCTACACGAAGGTCAATTTTACCATCGTTTTCGGTGAACACAAATGGCCCATTTGTTTCAGAATTAGACTGCGCAAAAGGCCTGCCAACCACGGTCAGCGACATGTCCCCAACCTGATTAAAGTCGGGCTCTACACGTGTGATGTGCATTCGTCGATTTGGCGTAATTGGGTTGTCTTCCGCAGGAGATCCACCAATCCAGCTTATGTCTGAGGTTTCCACATAAGAATGGATCGCCTCTACGCCGGTGTCTGTGACCTTATCTTTCCCGAATTCATGTTCCCATATGACATATCCCCCGGTGACTTGTGTCATAGGGGATCCGGTTACTAAATCGTGATGCGCAATTGATGTTGTAAATGTCACAAGCGTCTGGCCGCCAGAAGAATCATTGGTGAAGACAATTGATTCTATTTGATACATCTCGACAATGTTTGCAGAATCTTCGTCTTCTTCCCCTGTGTCAAGGCCAAAGGACATATAGCTCCCCGGTGGATTTGTGGTTATATCTCCCGCCACAATAACCTGAAACTCATTTGTTCCCGCCTCGACATCTTCCGGACCATAGAGCAGGTCATACGTGGCCCCATAGTGTATGCTTGGCTCCCAACTACACCAAATAGGACGAGGGAAAACTTCCGTGATGTATCCACAGGACCTGCGAGCACCCATGGCCTGACCGGCGTCGTACCAAAGCTCGTCTTTGACGTTGTAAATAATTGCGTCGGTGCACTCTGTTGCGGTACCCCGTGGATAAAACCACCAAATTTCGTTGTATCGTGGTACCTTAATTCCCCACACTTTTTGTCGTTGGCTGAAATTAAGATTATTAAATAGGTAGTTTACATTTCTATCATTTGGCAATACTTTGGCTGACCCATTATAAACATAAAATCTATCCGTGCCCATCCAAAAGTACAGTCCGTCCATTTCAACAATGGAGCTAGACGACATTACAGATATTCCGCCGGCCACGGTGTCGTAGCGCCAGTAATACGGGTCAGTAGATGTGAACGATACACGAAGCAAAGAATCGGTCGCCCAAAATAGACCAGAGGGTGAAGAGGTGCCACCACGAACAGGAAAACCCTTGATGATTTTTCCTGCGGTCATGTTTGTGTCGTTTGATAGTGGCCCGTTCCAATCAGAAAAGGTTTGATTGGTAATCGCCCCGGGAGTAAATTCAACGTTGTTGTTTTGTAGTCTGCCAAAATTGGAATACACAAACACAAACGGGTGAAGCACAACAACACCGCCGCTGGCCTCGATTGGCGCATATGTTGGGGTGGCGCCGGTAGAATCATACACCTGGGTCAATACATATTTATTAACCACGGGGTCAGGCAAAAAATCTCCGGCGTACAAATTAGTCAGTACGCCAGAGTCAATGTTGTTTAAGTTTTTGCCAGGGTGTGCGAGTAGTTTAGAATTTCCGTTGCCGCTGGAATCATAAGTTATGTCAAACTGCCACAAATACTCATCGCTTGACGGGAACGTTTGCGGAATGTACACCTCAAATGGTGCGGATAGCATGCCGACTATTGTGTTAATGGGCACGGTTGTGCGATTGGTCCCTGAGCTGTATGTGGCCGTTCCGCTCACTGTGTACGTTGTGCGCAGCCCGTCAGTGCCGTATGTCCAAAAGGTACTTGTATTAGGGAAGCTAGAAATAACATTGCCAACAACTTGTATTCTGGCTGACGGCGTGCTTGAGGTGGCGGTTACACAAAAGGTACTATTAAATTCTACCGGGAATGGGCCCACGCCAACGCCCTGATCATTGCCCGTATTAAATACTTCTATCCCCTTGTCGTTTCCAACAAAAACATAGTTAACGCCATTGAAGGGGTTTGTTATTACCCCCCGAGGGATTCCGGTGGGGGTGGCGAACATTTGTCTGTACCCGCCAACCTTTTTAGCTTTTCCGCGTTGAAAGCGGCACCACATGCCGTCACTAAATTGGTCGCCCTCAAATTTAGTTCCGTCTCGCCTAATTCCCGCCTTGACAGACAGCGTAAATATCTTAGATGGCTCTGTCGCCATTAGAAAGTACCCCCGGAAATCAGGCCGGCAACAATTTGACCCTGAAAGGTAGATACAAAATTACCAGGGCCGCCGGTAGCATCAAATGTGGCGATATTGGTGCCCAAAGAAGAAAGCCCCAATTGACCGGGGTTAACTAGGTAAATACCGGTAGAGATGTCTGTGGCAAAACTATACGCAGGCACCGCAGCGGTTCCGGCCCCGACAACAATGGTTCCAACGGCAGTTTGTACCATTGCATACAGACTATCACCATCACTCAAAACAATCGCTTGACCACCATTTGGCAGTGTAAGCGGGGCCTGAGAGCTTCCCAGGACTTGAAACGTCATATCGTAGCCGTTTTGTCCTGTGTCGTTTATTAAATAGTACACCTGAGTGACTGCGGGCAATTCTACCAACAACGATGTTGTCCTAGTCCCGCTCAACGCAGTGTATCGTTGAATGATTGGTGTATTACTTATAAGATTTAACGAAGACCCAGCAACCACGTCAACGTCGTAGGTGGCGGAAGAGAAGGTAAGGCTATTTGGCCTGGAACGCCCGACAGTAAAAAAGTCTTGTTTCGCTGGATCTTTATTAACACAAATAAAACAGGAATCCCCCAGCGGAAGCACTATGCTTACAAACCCATCAATAGTTGATGCGGCAGACGCTGTTTCGATGGTCAAAGATCCGGTACCGTTATTTCGCACCGAAATAAACCAGCCAGAATCTATATCAGCAACGGCAGGTAGCTGGAATGTCCCCACACCGCCGGTCCAAACAAAACACCGCCCACGAGAAGCGGAAGAAAACGTAGGAGAAGATGTGTACTCATTGGTCGTGAGCGCCACTTCGATTTTGCCCTGAAGTGCAATCGTGCTATTGCCGGCAAGGGTTGCCGCGTCAGCAAAAGAGGTGCCGGCCGCAAAAGCAACCTGATTCCATACGCCCGCCTGGCTGTCGTTGTTTGTTAGATACGTATAATACGATTGGTTTACCGGGATTGAAAAAGACCCAGAGCCGTCAAACTTTTGTACTGTGAACTCAAAAGATCCTAAGTTTCTGATTAGGATATCTTGCCCCAACGACGCCTGTGTTGCGTCGGGCAATACTAAAATATCTGACGAACTTTCCGCATACACGTCCATTATTCTTGCAACGGCTTGATCGTCTGCGTTTGCATACTGGGGCCAATAAAGTTGCAACGTGCCGGACAAATCAACCAGTGCATAACTTACATCGGTAGGTTGTATGGCGTTTCCGGTAAAGGGCGAGGTGTATGTTGTCATTTAGGCTTCCATTCTCGTTGTATTGCGATCAGCAATCCGGCGCTGATCTTCTCCCCTTAGTGCAGCAATGGCTTGATCATAATACTGTTTCCACACGGCGATTTTTTCAATGTTTTTTAAGTATCCCTGTGCTTGTAACAGCGCACCATAAAGTAACGCTTGGGGGGCCTCTCGTGTCAATAAATTTTCTTGATTTTGTTCATCCAGCGGCTGTATGCGACTGAAATAGATAATTTCAACTTCGTACGGCGCATCTGGCAGTGGGGCTAACGCCCAATGATCGTAATCATACTCGGCGTAATAAATTGGTTGGCCGGGGTCTGATTCAGACTGGTACTGAGAAATGTAATCCATTGACCGATTACGAATTGGCTCCCCGTTGATCTTCATACTGATTGTTTTGCGCCAGCGGACGGGTTTTTCAAGTACAGGGTTGTCTGGCAATAGCGTGGTGTTCACCACATTAAGCTGTAGCAATGTCTTAATTTCAGCCGCAATACTTTGCTCTGTTAGCATGATCAAACGCGGGATTTGCGCAACAAACCCCGCGTCGTTCCTTTCAGAATACGTTATGACATCCTGCACCAGGCTGTCATAAGTCATTGCTTGTGCTGACATGTCTTCTCCAGTATTTTATCGGGTGTAATAGCTAATGTTGGGCCTAAAATAAATGGGTGACTTGTCCCGGTCCTCATCTTCTGCGGTTCGCGTTGCTTCCATCGCGTCGTTCTTTAGCATAGTAATTCTTCCGGGGTCCGCGCCGGGTAACAGTTTAGATAGGCGATGTGACAACTGTGCTTGAATCGCCGGCATCCAACGATCCGGCACCGCAATCTCGTTGGTTAATTTGCCAACATCTTGGGGCTGCATCTCTACCAGCAGCATAAAAGTCTGAAAAGCGTCTTGTGGCACGGGCCACACATTCATAATCGGCGTGACCTGGCGGTCAAACCAATACTGTAGTGAACGCTGTCCCAAGAAATCTTTATTGGGTAAGTTGAAATAGTCGTCCTTATTTAGCCTCGCTAATGGGATATCTTGTTGCACCGAGGCTAACGATAGCGCGCGCACGTTAATGGTTTGTGCAGACGGGTTTTTAAATCGCCACCAACTGGCTAATGGGGATCCGTCAATCTGGGAGTACCCCCAAGCGTTAATCGCGCCGTTTGTCACGGTGGTTATTTGGACCCAGTCAATGCCATCGTAGCTATACTCTACGTTCAAGGTGACATTGTTATCACTAGACAGGAAGCCTGCGCTTAGGAAACGATAGCCTTCTTCGTAATATGCTTCTGCGGCTTCTCCCGCTAAAATGG